GTCAATGCGAATACCAGTCGCGAGATCCCGTCCAGCCAGTCTGGAACCCCCTCGGTCAATGTGAATACCAGTCACCAGCTCACCCGTACCCAAAAGAGAAGAGCTATGAGGAAGAAGAAAGCCCTGAGAGAGTCGACTCTCAGGAAACTTGATTTTGTACAGAAAAATTCGACACAGGAGATCGCAGATTCTTCTTTCGCTGTTATTGAAGACAACAAAGGGACCATTTATGGTCCCGAGTCCTTGTTTTACGCTGAAACAGTTCCTGACGACTATCGTCCCCATTTGCTGATGAACAAGAGATTCCTTGAGTTCTTCAAACAGTTGTCAGATATGAAAGAAGTTGGAGAAGATGACGCGCGCAGCATGAAGACCATCATCAGGGCTTATGAGTCAGAGGATGATTCAGGAAGCCAAATTCGCACAGAGTCGGGTGTCTTGCGTAAGGTCAATGTCATTGATACTGCACTTCGCAAGCACGTCTCCGGATCTTTTATTGACATTGGTACGTTTGTTCTGGATTTGTTTCACTTCGCTTACCGTGTCTTCACTACCAAAGATCCAAATGAGATTCCATATGCCCTGCGCTCTTTGCTAAGAATTCACGGTGTGGCAGCCATCGAATCCGTACTATTGTCCCAATTGTCTCTCCCTTTCCTGAATTTCAAAAAGAATCAGATTTACACAGAGGCCAAGCCCCTTGGAGAGGAAGAAGGTCATATTGCTTCTGAAGCTGTTGACCAATTTGGAGATATGATGGAGTACGTTTTCGACAGTGCGTTTGCAGATGCAATAAAGAATGTATTGATCGCTGCAGCTTGTCTCAAGATGACTGACTATCAAATGGCACAGCGTATCTTTGAGATCTTGGGAAAACGACCCCCAGGGTCTCTCTTTGAGATTACAAAAGGAGCTGTTAAGTCTCTTGCCATCATAGTGAGAGCTATCGAAGACATCATCATTGGAAAGGAAGACTTGCATACCATTCTCTTTGCCAAGGACCGATGGGTCATGGCGCTCCAAACATTTACATCGTTGTCTACGAGACGAGGAGCTTTGAGAATTGGAATTGCTAAACCAGATGATGGAAAGTTTGATAGAGTAGAGTGGTTGCTCCAGGCGCAAGAGTTGAAGACTTATTTCACGAGAAGACTCGCCAACACGTCGCAAGCCAAACCCCTGTACCTGCACATCGCCAACATGATAACAAATCTTGATGATTGGATCACGCAGGTCAAAGCAGAAGCAGGAGCTTATTACCGATTGGCACCGATTGGCTTTGCCATCTCAGGACCCCCCAAGATAGGAAAATCGTCCTTAATTGATCTTCACGCTGCTTTACATGCTTCAGTCATGGGTAGAGAGTTTGTTCCTGAGCTCATTTATCATCGCAATATGAGCTCTAACTTCTTTGACGGTTTGAAGCAACAGCCCTACGTACACTATTCGGAGGTAGGATCTGACTCAAAGAGGATCGCTGAGTCACGACCAGACGAAGTTTCATCAGAAATCACTTCTGTCATCGATGCCCAACCAATGTTGGCAAATATGGCAGATGTTGCGGATAAAGGCAAGACCTGGGTCAATTTTGAATTGGTTTTGATTGACACCAACAATCCCATGATGAACTTCAATCACAACAAGGTCAATCCTGGAGCTTATTTGAGAAGATTCTATCATGTTAGTGCAGAAGTCAAAGATCAGTTTGCAGACAATGGAGTGACTCTGAATCAAAGCAAGGCAATGCAGGCAGTAAACAATGGAACTCATCCCATGGATTTGTGGTGGTTTACCCTGAAAACTGTTGAAGTGGAGTCCAATGACAAGTTTCGTTTCGTTGACATGACCTACATCAATAGAAAAGGTCAGACCGTTCCCATCGCACGTCTGGACGTCTTCGAGTATAGCTTCGCTATCAAGCAAGTCATCAAGAATCACATTAATTCTCAACAGCACGTAGCAGATCTGAAGAAAACTGGAGGTATGTTTACTGCACATTTGTTTGAGAATGATAGGGAATGGAAAAATCAGTTCCCAGGTCTTGAGGATGAGAATAAGGCCGCACAGGATTTGGGCAACATCGATTTTGACAACGGTGAACCCACCCCGGATGAACTCAGACGCAAGTTGTGGAGGAAGATCAAGTATCGCAATGCTCGCCAACAGGTGGGTTTGAGCGTCACAGTTCCAGAGAACGATGAACAGTACTTTGTGGATGACGTTGAAGGTTCAGTTTGTACTGATGATTTCTTGCCCCAAGCCCTCGAAGAACTTGAACAGGAGAAGAGAGCAAAAGAAGAGTCTGATCGTTTCGGACGGATGTTGGATGAATTGCGAGATCAAGCCCTCATTGATCAATTTGGAGAGGCTGCTGTGCAACAGAACAGAACTTATCCAGAAGGAGTAGGAGGACTTGATGAGAAGTTTGAGGATCCACTGATTGCTAACATAGTGGATGGTGCTTTTCAACGAATTCTCGAAGAGAAGTTTGATGAATTGGTTCCCCCCGCCTTGAGTTCAACAGATCTTGTTCGTGCACAGACAGAAGGAGGTCTAGCTGATGTCGTGGAGTGGATAAAGGGCCCTGATACGAAGCGCCATGCTTGGATGAGAGGCAGGAGACATGTTGAATTGAGCACTTTGACCCCAACCGCCCGCGATTTTATTCAGGACGCATGTGCACATGGGAATGCATTTATCGGACAAGTCAACGTCGAGAGTTCATTGTTGAATAAAAATCTGGGTGCTGGCTCAATATTCATCTACTTCACGAGCATTGAAGCCTCGTTTCTTGCACGCTCAGTTCGACTCGAAATTGAACAGATGTTTGCGAAATTGGGAGTGGACAGAGTTTTGTTCGGAAGTCGTGATTTTTCGTTAGTTCAACGTTCAAAAGAATTGGACAGTGTACACATCGACAGAGGACTCTTGGATGTTGTGCCACTTTTGGTGAATTTCTCTGAGCACAATTACATTGCTACAGTAAATGCGACGCGTGGATTCAAGGTTGAGGCAAACCCTGCAAATCAGGTCAAACATGCTGGAAAGTATACTGGTTCAGCTGTGGGTAGTACCTTCGTTTGGGTTTGGGACAACATGTGGTCGCACTCGTCAGTGCCAATCTCCATCGCTCGCTATTTAGCAGTGTCACTGAGCGCTTTGTTCGGCTTGGGATTTGTTCCATTTTTCCTGACATTTACTCTTTCAGTCGCGACGATGTACTTCAAACAAAAGTCAATTGAAGGTGGTTATGCACTTGGATTGTGGGCCAGGAAGAAGTGGCATGACCTTTACGACTATTTTGACGTAGAGTGGAAAGAAAATTTCTTTGAGAACTTCGTTTTTGGAGCCCACATTGGAGCATTGTTGTTGTCATTTGCCTCTTTGATATCAGTTCCCTTCGTTATTGCTTACTGGTGTAATCCTGACAAGAAGAAGAAAACGGATTCTGAATCGGGCGAATTGCAGCTACTTGAAGACGAATTTGGTTGCAACACATCTCTCAAGCGACGCGCGAAAGCAAGCATAGCAAATGATTTCGGAACTTGGGATCAACTTCCTAGTAAGTCCAAATGCACTGGGTTGCCGGAAGAGCTCTCTAAGAAAGTAATGGCCAATGTGCGTGCTATGGAAGTCCGTGAAGAAGGAAAAACAGGTCGAACTGGATTTGTCACAGGAGTCAAAGGAGATATGGCACTCACCAGTGCTCATTACTTCTGGGGCTCTGGGCCTTTTCATGTGAGGATATATCGTCTCAAAAATGGAATCAAAGGAGAATCATATTTCGAAAAGACTTATCCATTTGAAGAGTTCACCAAAGTAGGAGATGATGTGGTTGCTTTCCGTATTCCCAGCTTTTCTTTTGTAGACATTATGGATCACATCGGAGAAGGAAAATTCAACAAGACAGGACAAGTTTTTGTCGCTGGCGAAACTCTCATGGGAGAAGTTGGATCTGAACCGTTTGTTACTTACGACAAGAACAGCAACAAAGAGATGAGCGTTGAGAACTACATACGTTACCCCAAGAAGAGCACAAAATTAGGAAGTTGTGGATTGCCTGTAGTTTTCCAAAAAGACAAGGGAAGTGCTTTGTGTGCTATTCATGGATCTGGAAATGAGACGCACGGATTTGCGGCTATCATCGACAAGAAGCTAGTCCAAGAAGCCTATAAGTTCAGGACTCTGATCATCACTGAGAGTTGCAGCATTGTTGAGCATGTTTCCACGATAAGCAACACCATCGATGAAGAAACGCCTTTTGAAGCTCCGTCTGTCAAGTCCCCTTTTCATTACAATGCCCTGCACAATATTGAGTTCAGAGGAAAGTGGCCTGGTATGAAAGCCAACGTTGCACAGAAGTCAGCACTCCAGAAGATGGATATCTCTACTCGTGATGATTTTGTTGACGTCATGTATAACGTGTTCGGAGAGTTTCAAAAGACCGAGTTTGGACGACCCTTGATGAAGCCTTGTCATGGTCCCAATGGTACATGGCTGTGTCCATACTCACTTGCTCTGCTTAAAGCCAACAAAACGAAGAAGAGTCTCTCCACAGAACGCTTGGAGAAAGTAATTGTCAAGTTGTCCTCACACCTGGTCGATCAAATCAATCATCGTGGAGTCATGAAGTTGAATCCCCTCACTGCACATCTTGCTATCAATGGTGACCTGGATGACGACTTTCTGAGACGTATATCGGCAAGTACTGCTTCTGGATTCGGATTTCCAGGAAAGAAAGAGAGGCACTTGGTTTTGCGAAGTGATGGCATGAGAGAAATGACTCCAGAGTTGGAAGAACTGTTGTGCAGTGTCTTAGAGTACGCAAAGACTGGAAACAGACTCAACTTCGTTTATGTGGCATCTCTCAAGGATGAGCCGCGTGAGATCTCAAAAGTAAGGGCCGGTAAGACACGCGTTTTCTACATTTCACCTTTGGTTCTATTGATCTTGCAACGAATGTTTTTGAGCCCCTTCTACACTTTGATGGTGCAGATGAGTGAGGTTTTCAGTGCTGCTTTGGGAGTCAACATGCATGAGGAAGCAAATGATCTTTACCTTCGCTTGACTACATTTTCTCGCAAATGGATGGAGGGAGATTATGGAGGCTATGATTTGCAAATGCCTTTTGAAATCGGTCAAGCAGCTGCTTCGGTAGTTGTGAAGGTGTTGAGAGAACTTGGTTACTCTGAGGGCGCGTTGCAAGTCGTCAAAGCAATATTAGACTCCGGTCTCTTCCCGACTGTGTGCATGAATAGTGACGTCTTCGTTGTTCCAGCACTTCAACCTTCCGGGAAGTATGCCACCGCTGAAGACAATTCATTGAGAGGACTCATTATGTTGATGTATTTCTGGGAGTCCTCTTCGCATTCAGAAAAGGATTTCTTTGAATTTGTCATGCCTTTGCTTTACGGAGATGATATGTTGGCTGCAGTCAAGGAAGAAGTTGCTGAGGAAATAAACAACATCACATATGCAGCTTTCGTTGATGAAGTGTATGGCATGGAATTCACAAACGCGCAGAAGACCAAGGACCTTCTCGAGTTCGTTTCCCCAGATGATGCTTCTTTTTTGAAGAGAAGATGGAGAACACACGCCGCATTGGGAAAGAAGGTTGCTGCATTGGAATTGGACTCTATATATCGAATGTTGACCTGGTATCTGCCCTCCAATTTTGTTTCCCAGAGCGATCAATTTCTTGCATCGTTTGACAGTGCACTTAGAGAGTCATTCTTCCACTTGGATGAGCACAAGTACGATATTTTGAGGCAATACATGCTCGACTACATTGAAGAGAAGTGGCCCAGCTTGGTGTTTACTGCCTCTCAGCGGTTCCAAACCTACTCTCAACTTGTTGCGAAGTTCTCAATTATTACTGAGAGTGGAATTATTGTGACTACACTGAAGGAGCTGATGGCAGAGAGATCTGAGCTGAAAGAAGAGAAGAGCGAGTTTGATGGAAAGTCTTATTCTTTCATTCGGGGCACTCGAGAGTATTGTTCACTGCCTGGTTATCGTGCACAAGCAGATTCGTATTTCGCAGTGAAGTCTAGAATGGAGGAACTCGACCAAGCAATTGCCCTCATGACACATTCTATAGAGAAGTCCAAAATGGATCGCATCTGGACAGAGTCGGGAGCTGCTATGGAAGTGGGTTCAGTAGAAGAAGAAAAGGTTCTTGTTCGCGAAAATGTTGTTGATGTAGGAGGAGATTTTGAGAACACGTCTTTCGTTGGTTCTACTCTCGATTTGGCTCGTCCTACTCGTCTTTTGCCTACTGACTTTATTATGAGACCTATCAAGATCGCGCAATTGGCAGTTGCTTTGAATACCAATGTAGGACAACAGTACAACATCTGGAATTTGCTTTCTCTGGATCCGTCCGTGAGATCTAAGTTAAGGAACTATTCGCTGTTAAGAGCTGACTTGGAAATTACAATCGAAGTAGCCGCTTCACCTTTTCATTTCGGAAGATTGATGATTAGCTACATTCCTAAGCCAGCGTCAAATGAGATTTGCACAGCTATCCTTGGGTCTGCCAGTGCTTACCGTTTCCAATTGTTGCAGTACTTGTCACAACAGATAGGGTCAAGAGTGATCGACTTTAGGGAAAATAAGCCTTTGGTTATTACTGCTCCCTACGTCAACTACCAACCTTTCTGTCGACTGTATGTTCCTGGTTCTGCGACCTCATTGGGGACTGGAACCTCTATTCCTGATCTTTCCACCATGGGAACATTGTGCATTTACACTCTCAACCAGCTCAAGGCGTCAAATTCTACAGCTCCAACCTCAGCACTTGTCTACATTTATGCGCGTTTTGTCAATGTCACTCTGGCTGGTCCTACCGCTTCCCAAACGGCCATTACCACTGAGTCTGGAGAAATGAAGACAGGTCCTGTGGAACGCACAGCCACGTCATTGGCAGTTGTAGCGGATGTCTTGTCAGAAGTACCAGTTTTTTCACCTTGGGCCCAGGCCAGTTCGGTCATTTTGCGTGGAGCTGGTAAAATTGCAGCCATGTTTGGTTGGTCTGTTCCAAGAATTGAACCATCAATTTCTCCGCTACAGTTGGTTTACAATGATCCGTACACTAGCAATGCTGTGACTATCGGCAGATCTCAAGCGCACAAGATGGCTTTTGATCCGCTTCAGGCAACGGGCGTTGACCCACGAATTGTAGGTATCTCAGAAGATGAACTAACTTTTGCCAGTATTGCTAATCGTTTGGGTCTCTTGGACACTTTCACTTGGTATCCTTCAGATACTCCTATGTCCACGATTCTTTGGTCTGCTGCCGTGGTTCCAAACAACAATGTCTTGGGTCCCATAGCTGCTGGAACAGCGTTTGTCCAACCAACTCCTATTTCGTTTGTTTCGTCATTGTTTGATTTTTGGTGTGGAGAAATTGAGTACACTTTTGATTTTGTGGCGTCAGCTTTGCATCGAGGGAAAGTGTTGATTCAAGTGGAACCTAACATCGCTCAATATGCCTTGATAACAGCAAATGTGCAGTTGAACAAGCAGTACTCGTTAGTTTTGGATTTGCAGGAAGCTCAAAGGGTCTCTATTTGTGTTAAGTGGCTACAACCTCGCATGTGGTTACGTGTGCCCCAAATGCAACTAGCCAACAGGTCCGTTTTTTCCACTCTCACTCCCACTGCATTGCAGGGTTATGCCAATGGTTATGTTTCAGTTACACCTTTCACAACTTTGCAGTCCCCAGATGGTTCTTCTATAGCAGTCAATGTGTTTGTGCGATCGGGAAACTTACGCGTGAATCAACTTGACAATGTTTTTGTTGCACAAACTCGAGCTTTCACACAATCCGGTTTCTTTCCTGAGGATGTGACTTGCAAGCAGATGGGAGAAGCTGTCTTGGACATTGGCATCCAAGCGACTCTCAATTTTGGTGAGCAACCAGTATCATTTCGCTCTTATCTCAAGAGATTTGCTCGTACCAACAATGATCAGACACTCGTAGCGGCCATTAATTCAGGTTACGTTTGGCGTCCCTCAATTTATCCTTCCATTGCTGCCAATTTCGGTGGAACCGCTGCTCGACCAGATGTTCTTTCTTATCTCCGATATGCTTTTTTGGGAATGATTGGTTCTGTGCGTAAGAGATTGGCTGTCACTGGAACAAATTTCACTGCCATGGACAGAGTTACTGTGACAATGAACGAACCTATAACAGGAGTTGGCACTAATACTCCGGTTCTATCCAGTGCTCGTCCTGCGGGAGACGCAAAAGGTACATTGGCTTTCGTTCCGTCCACCCAAGGAGGAATTGAGGTTGAGTTGCCAATGTATTCAAACAATTATTTCTTGCCCTCGGGCATCTCATCTACCAGTACTATAAAAGGTGGCTTTGATACGAACTTTGATCCTTTTTATTCAGACAGCTACTCTTGGTACTTTTGGTCCACATCGTCAGGGACAGATGTTGCGGGACTCGTTGAAGAAACAGCAGCAGCCGAGGACCTTATGCTCATGAGGTGGATGGGCGCCCCGTTCTTCTCTACTACCTTTTTTTAAGGTGGTGGAGAAGGACATCTCTTTTTTATACATTCCTATTTTCTCATTGAAGGAGATCTATCCAAATGTAAAACAAATGCATATGTGAAACTCATTGCTTAAGTTTGGAGGGGTCAATACTCTTTGAAAGCCGAAAATAAAACCCATGGGAAACGATGCACTTAACTGTGTGTACGACTCATGGGCCTGGGTGGTGCTAGGTAAAATCTATGAAAAGTAAATTTGTTCTCAAGTTACACGGTACTTAAGTGTATTGTGGTTATCACGCTTAATCATAGGACCGAGAAGACGGTATATAAGATGGCTCTGCTCATGCAGACACTTCATGATTTAATGCGTGAGCAACTTGTCTAGTGGATCCTAATGAGGACACTAGTAGGAGAAGTTTTGCTTACATTTCCTAGATTTTAC